GAGCCGCCAGACATTCCTCCTGGCTTTCCTTGCTCGCTTCCGCAATCTCTTTACGCTGCCGATCAGACAGCTCCCGGATATGGACCTTACGGCCCCTGACATCAACACTGCCGATTACTGGGGCCGCCAATGCCATGAATTCATCAAAGCTACCAACAGGTTTCCCAGCCATTAGATAATCTCCACTGCACCGCTGATTTTGCCGGTGAAGTTAATGGTGTTCTTGTCAGTGACAGAGGGAACAAGTTCCCAGCTCAACAGAGCCAGAGTGAACTGAAAGCCGACCACCGGGCTATTCTTGTCAAAAACGGCCTGGAAATTCCGGCTCTCCTTGGCCTTGATGGCCTGAATAAGCGCCACGGCGTCGGTATCCAGGGAGCCATCCTCATTCAGCGTGATGTTGGATGAGAACGTCACCTCGTTACCATCCGCCAACCCTGGGATGTAAACGTGGGAACCGTCGTTACAGAACGTGGTTGACTGCACCTGTTCACTGGTTTCGCCCACACCACCAACATCGAATACTTCACACAGGTTAGCGAACTGCTCCGGAGAGCCGGCATCCCCCATGCGAAGCTTGAAATTACCTACAAACGCGTCTTCACCACCGCTCATGACGGCCTCCTATGATTCGTAGTACCAGATAAGATAAGTTTGGGATTGCCGATACAAACCCGGCTCCATGTCGCTCAAGTCCAGATCCAGCTCAAGGCTCAGGTCGCTCACCTCCACCCCCTGCATGTCACCCGAGAAATCGCGTAACTGCTGCCAAACCGCCGCTGCGAGGGCCTGTGCCTGGATATAAGTTTTTGAATAGCAATCCAGCTTCACCCGGGCACCCACCAGCCGATTGGTGCCGCAGGTCGTTTTGTGCCTGTTCGACCCACTTCGCTGATAGGTAATACAGGGCGTTTTGCCCCCTTGGGGTATTACTAGGGGATGGACACGCTCGCCGATAAGGCCAGCTACGGCCGGGGCCGCAATCAGGTATTTTCTCAACGCCTGCTCAATCATTTGCCCGACCCGGTAATTTTCAGGATCCGCTTGATCACCCTGTCTTTATAAGCCTCAATGGCTTTGTGCTTGGCACGCTCATAAGCGGGCACAGCCCAAGGCTCAGCAGGGAATTTTGATGTCCCCAGCTCTACAAACTGCAACACATAGAAAGCTTCGGATCTCACGCCAATCAGCGCGGTAGCATGATGCTTACTGCGCGCCTTTCGGGGAGTTGTGACCTTGACGTTCCGCGCAGCAAACCCAGGCGAAACTAACCGGCCTTTGTAAGTCTTATGAGCAACGTCGCCCTTCGGGGCTGATCGCCGCATCTCTTTGGCAAAGACATTACCACCGGCCCGAACACCAGCTCGCAAAATTTTGTCTTTGGTACCACTGGCCAGCAGCTCCAGCTTGTCCAGTTGGCGCTCCAGCGCCGCCATTCCTTCCATGCCTTTGCCTTTACCCGCGCCAGCCATGGGAATCGCGCTCCTTGCAGCTCAGCTTGATTTCGCGCCTTGCCGCGAAAATCTGGGGCGCCCCAACGATATCGAACCCACGAATGATCGGCGGAGAATCATAGGTTTCCTGCCAGATCACCCTCATCGTCTGCAGGACACCAGGCACATAGCGAATCACAATCTCGTAATCCGCCACTGCTTGAACGGTGACACCCGCCTGCACAGCTTCACTGCCACGAATCGGGTTAACAAAGGCAGGTACATCAGCCAGCCAGGTTTCCCAGCCAGAACCACCTTCTATTTCCTGACCGGCAGCATCCAACCCGCCAGTAGGGCGTAGAATCTCGATGACATGCCTCAGTCGTCCCGCTCTCATTCCAGCACCGCGAATACCCGATACGGGTCCATGAGCCGCTCTGCCGCCAGCGGCACTTGCTGCGCGCTGACCCCAACAATCGTGCTTTCCCGGTTTTCGTAGAGATCACCCGCTGTCAGAAGCACGGCCGCGATCAGATCCGCCGGCACTGCAGGATTCACTGGGCTGGATGCCGTTTCATAACCTGCCCGGAAACGAACCTTCACGGCCGTCGGGTTGCCACGCTGGGTAGCAGGCCAGCTCTGCCCAGGCAGTGGGAACAGCATGCCGGGCTCTTCAAAGGTATCCACGGCCACCTCAGCCAGATCCATGCTTTGCTCAACACCTTCTGCATCCACATAGGTAACGGATTCAACATCCAGCAATGGCGGACGCGGCAAGCGCACTCCACCACAACCCACAAATCCGCTGAAGGCCGCCTCAAGAGTTTGGGGGGCCAGGCTTCGCTTCAGCCACGCCTCACACCGCCGCTCTGCCGCTGGCAGCAGCTGCTGCTCCAGATAATCATCCTCATGGTCCCAGATGATCCGGAGGTGCTGTTTCAGGGTGGCCAGATCGACAACGGGAGCAGCAGGAGGAATCGCAACACGCCATTTGTACATAAGGCCTCCCTACGCTGCTTGCCCCACTTGGGGCACCACTTCGGATACACGCTCAAAGGCGTAGCTCATGATGCCGTGACGCCCCAGCTCGCTCTCAATTTGGCTGCCGTCTCGCATCTCAAAACCTTGTTCCGCAAGCCAGCCGATAAACCCTTCATGGGTCCAGTACCAAATATGCTCACCGGGTTTGTAATGCCGGGAGCGGAGGCAATCCTCCGGACCATCGAAGATAGGCAGACTGACGAACAGCCATCGCCTGACCTGTGACAACAGCTGCAGCGGATCCGGAATATGCTCAAGGGAATCCCAGCAGGTAATAGCGTCTACCGGTTCGGCATACACATCACACCAACGGCCCTTCTTCCTGAGCCAGGCAATGGCTTCCGGGTTCACGTCATAACCGAGGCCCCCGGCAGCCTCGACAAAGCGCCCACCGCCGATACCGATATCGACAACCTCCTGCCCCCACCACCTCCGCACCAGGTCTACCCTGGCGCTGGTAAGGCTGCGCCCCATGGCTGAAGCATCACGCCGCCGGTACTCTTCCCAATAGCTACCCTCGTACTGGATTGGCGGCCGGGGATGCCAGCCCATACCCAGTTCAGGCCACCACACCAGTCGATCCAAGCCACCGCTCAAACTGGCCGCGATGGTCCGCAATGCGTTTGTCACAGCTGTGCTCCCTCTGGGTACACATGCAGAAGCGCTCTGGCACGGCAAAGTGCACTCTGCTCAGGTCCATGAATTTGTCAGTCAGGCAGGCTGGCGCGTTGTAGCCACCCTGCCCCCCACAGATAAACCACCCGTGAACACCTGCAGCGATCGCCGCAGGCAACAGCCAACCAATACCACCCACGACCACCGCAGCGTTCTGCACTAACGAGAGCAGCTCAGTCACCGACAATTCACCATGGTGATATGCCACATCGGCTTCCGGTAAAACCCCAACAGGCTCTTCCTCTTCCGCCGCCAGATCCGCGACTGACACCACTGTGATGCCCATTGAACGCAACACATCAGCCGCTTCAGCCACATACTCAGGAAGAGGGTTGCGAGCACCGGCTGACCACTCTCGCCGCAAGGTAACCGGCCGCACAACGGCGTACCTACCCGCAACAGGAGGGGGGCCATAATCAGGAAGATCCATCACGCCGGGCTCAATGCCGAAGCAGCGCCGCATACCCGGGATGATTCCCTCGTTGCCGTAGTGGATACGCCGCGATTCACTGCGCTGACGAACTGACCACCGACCGGCCGGCTGCTTTGCCAGGTTCTTGGCTTGAGTCCGCAATGGCGTGCTCATTCTGAGAAATGACACGCCCGGAAGATCCTCATAAAGCTCAGGCCATGGCGTTTCCAGTTGGACCGCACCCAGCTGCCGGATGAAGGCTCGCTGATAGATGTTGTCACCCAACCCCTTCATACCCTGAACAATCACAACGACTCCTCCAGATCACCCACCGGGAAACAGGTGAGCGCCGTATGCGGAGAGCAATTAATCACCTCGCAACCGGCCCCAGCCAAATCATCAGCCAACTGCTGAAGCAACGGCTTCCATTGCTCATAGGGGCTCGCCTTGTTCAGCGCTCCCGGGTGATCACCAAAGAAGTGCCGCTTCCCTTTGTGGAGCGTGAAATCAAACCCCACAAGCACAAAGCGCCCGGCTCCGAGCTGCCAGGCAAGATTGATTGCCTGGTAACCACTGTTACACCCTTGATGAATCAAGCCGTGTTGCTGGCTGAGTCCGGGCCCGACTTTGCTGCAGATGTAGTGGAGTCCGTACTTTTCTGCTGCTTGGCGGTCTTGCGTCCAGCTTTGGCCCTGGAAGTGGCAGCGGACTTCTTCTTCGTGGTACTCCCACCACGCCCCGTCGCAGGCGTAGAGCGCTTGGGCCCAAGGGACGATTCGCCACCCGTCGTTGACGGCGAGGACGGGCCACCCTCGGGTGAGCTCAAGCTGAACTGCTCCGGCACTGGGCCCAGTGGCGACGATGACGATGGTTCTTCGGTCGTCTCGCCAGGAAAAGGGCTGGCCACCTTTTCGGTGATACACCCCGCCTTCTTCAGCTTTTCGGCAGACTGCGGATTTGCCGGGGACCAGTCTTCAGTCCCCGGCATCACCATCACGCCACCTACATCCCTGAAGGCGGAAACGACCACCCACTCTTTGGCGGCCATTACGGGTTGTACCGGCGATCACCCAGCACAAAGGTACCTTCAACGCTGTTCAGCGCACCGGGTACCGGGCTATCCACGGCCGTCACGACCGCACCGACATAGGCCAACCCATCCGGCAGCCCAGCAATCACACGGTCGGCTTTCACGTTCAGGTTGCCGCTGCCCGCTGTCAGGGTGATCAGATCGCCCAGATCAACAGCATTGGTACCCGAGGCATCTTCCGCAGCACGGAACTGAACCGTGATGGTCGCTCCCTCTGCAGCTGCTGCAGCCAGCAGCACGAGGCAAATCAGACGAGCATCGAAAATGGATACAAAGTTGGTGGTTGCGCCACCAGCCAGATCCGCACTTGCAAGCGCCTGGGAAAAGCCCAGCACTTCACTCAATTTCGCATTCATAAGGGAATCCCTCTTTCGAAAGGCTTAAACGACAAAGGGCGCCAAAGCGCCCTTTGTGATGTCAGGTTGGGTTAGCGTTACGGGGAACCGCTCGGCACATCCAGGGCGACGAACGGGCTGTACTGCTCACCGTCCTCACCCGTGATCGGACCGTTCAGCCACGGCTGACCGTCCACGTTCCAGAACGCCTTGATGATGGTTTTGTTCTGGGTGAACAGCGCATGCTCGGAAGCGGACACAAAGATGCCACTGCCATCTTTGATCAGGTAATGGCTGAAATCGATCAGCATTACATCACCTTTGGCACCCAAGGCTGCCACACGATCGGAAACCACCACTGGGTAACCGAGCAAGGTAGCGGGCTCGCCAGGTACAGCGGACTCCTGCCAGATATAATGTCCTTCCGGGTCCTGCATTTTCCGCAAGCGGGTCTTCGCTCGCTTGCTAACCACCCAGACACTGTTCATGGCAGATACGATCAGCTTTTCATCCAGCGCCAGCAGATCGTCGTAGATGACATCGCTGGCAGTGGTGCGATTCACAGCCAGGCAGGCAGCCGCCTTCGTTGCACCCAGCGGTTTGCCTACACCATCACCGGAAAGGAACGCGCGATCTTCAGCAGCAATGATGGCGCGACGAAGCAGCCCGCTGATAAAGGTACCGCTAGCCTGCCAGTTGCGCAGGAGCTTATCAGTGATCACAACGTGAGCTGCGACCTCATGAGGCTTCAGCTTGATATTGCGCAATTTGGCATCGGTCTTCTGTTTCTCGCCGCCCTCTTCAATCCAGCGAACCTCAACCCCACCATACATATTCTGGTCAGAAGACTGATCCAGAGCCGGCATGGTGATCTCGGCATCCGGGGGGCTACCAGCCGGAATGACATTCGCCCTCGGTCGGACGATGGCCTGAGACGGGCTCACCTGCAGCAGCTCATCGCGCTGCTGGGTGGGCACCATAAAGCCACCGCTGGCACCCTCACCCATCTGCATATCATCAGCAGCCTGAGGCTCGGCATACAGGTCAGCCAGGCGAGGATCGTTCTGGCGGAAACGAACTGCATGGATGAATTCACCCAGGCTTTCGAATTCCTTCGGAGCAGCAGCTGCTGCCCGACCGGGGTGGCCACGAACGCCTGCCACGCGAGAATCCGCAGGCTCATCCAGCGCCGCTTCCATTCCCTCGAGATCTTCCAGCCGCGCAATTTGGGCATCCAGTTTTGTTACGTCAGCGGACATTGCATCAAACTTACCCGCCTCCTCTTCGTTCATGTCGCGATTTTCCGCCTCGGCCGTGTTGACCAGCTGACGCATTTCCGCAACCTTCTTCTCGCGCGATGCGCGCAGGGCCTGAAGGCTCATAGTCTGTCTCCTGAATTTCAGACAAAAGGGTCCCCCACCGCCAGAGCTGGCAGTGTGTTAAGGGGTCCTGGTTGCTCTCC